ATATATAAGGAAGCCATTTCATATTATTGTATTTAAATAAGTACCAATAGCAATGCTATCGCTACTGCAATCCATATATAGATCCTTTGTCTCATCCCTCAAATTTTATATCGTTGATACGGTTCATCCAACCACGTTTGAACTTGTTATTTGCTGGGCGTTTCCGGCATATATCCTCAATGAAATCAAACCGTGCAATCTTGATCTGATCAAACAATTCACGTGGATTATGGGAATTTACTGCAGCGAGTGTCTTAGGCCCGACAATGCCATCAGGAATCACACCAACCAAATCCTGCGGTATTTTGATACCGTGCACTCCGCTTGCCCAGACCCAATCGACAAGGATATCAGCTATGGATTGGGATTTAATTTCGTCAGCTTTCCACCTGTCCCAATACATGGCTTTCAAAATCTCCGTCCATTCCTCTTTCGTGATGTTTTTCAATCTTTCAACCGTAGGCTTGGGATAGCCTTTCTTTCGGCAATACGTTTCATAAGCTCCAATGGTCACACCCATATTGGTAGCCCCTCCTAAATCGTCCGGGTCATTTACAAAACCGCCTTCCCACTTCAGGATAAACGGTGCAAGTTTTCTTACGTCAGCCATTTTTCTTTTCCTCCTTTTTATTTTCTGTTATTATTTCATTTATATCCTCTTTTTCTACATCAAGCACCTTCTTACCAAACAGACCTAACGCCTTAAGCATATTAAAGCTGTATCCTTTGGGCTTCAATATATTTGATATGATAGAGCAAAATTCAATGAAGCAAACTAACAAACAGGAGTATATGTCTATATCCCATTTGCTGCCGGATGCAATGTTTATCATGACAACCATACAAACAAAGGCGAAGTAGGTTACAAGTTTACCCATTGTGCGGCGTATTGCACTAGAGAAACGAACCTTTTCGCCCATTAAAAGGCTTTTCCTTATTCCAAAAGCCAAATCACATATCACTACTGCAAATGATACAATAATCCAAGGTATCATGTGCTCCAATGATTCTGCTATAAAACCGCTTACTATTACGGAGAAGCCACCCGGTATGGCTTGGGTCGTTATACTATCTCTTACCATCAGAATGATTATTTAAATGTATTAAATTAATTAGTCACTTATGAATACTCTTAGTCCTGCTCCCCTTGAATTTGAATTTGGTGCGAATACACGGTCTATTCTATCTGAAATAATCTCCAAATATCCCGTCTGCGCTTTCAATTCAATTAGCATGGGGTTTGTTTCAGCTTGTGATTCTAAACTATATCGAGCTTCTAACAGATTTCTGATAGCTGTTATATCAGTAGTTTGCTGGTTTACAAAGAATCTGATAGAGTTTAGTAATGCCTCAAGTGCCTCGGCAGTAGTCTCTGTTATACCTTGTATGCTTTGGGTGAGAGCGGACAGATTTGCTTTACCTCCGGGTTCCCATCCTATTTGGTTAAAAATTTCTTCTGCCGCCTCGTTATATTCACCAAACACTTCCTTCATCTTGTCAGACCAGTCTTTGATGGCTTCGGTATTAATATCATTCGGCTTTAAAAAATCCGTATATGCCTTTTGAAGTCTTTTATATTCCTCACTATTTTCTATCTCATCAGCAGCGGCATTTGCCTTTTTTGCGACACTTTTCACAACCGAATTATTGGCTGTGTTTCTTAGCTTGGTTATTTGGGCTTGAAGTTCAAAATACCTTTCTTGATCCTCTTGCTCCATATCTGTTCTTGTTGCAATTAGACTGTCAAATTCTTCAAACATAGGTTTTAAGAACTTGTCAGATAATCTTAGAAGTATCTGTTGTTTTACATAGTTTTCCATAAAATCATCAAAACTTTCTTGAAGTCCAGACAAGCCATCCCCTGTTTCTTGAAACGCTTCCAACCATGCCGATGCAAAATTCTCAGCCAATGTTTTGAAATTTTCATCGGAACCTACACCGCCAAGCTCCGCTATCATGTCATTAGCACTGTCAGCCAAAGTATCCCTGAGATCTTCAATCTGTTCCTGCCATTCGTTTATTTTATCCCAGTCAGTATCTTTCTTGTCTCTTTCGGCGGCTATCATGGCATTGAGAGATACTATCTGTTTGTTTATGTTCTCATCAAGTTCATTTCCATATTCTTGTAGCTTTGTTATATCCCATACATTGTCTATACTCTCTTTTAGCTTGTCGTATTCACGTTCCAGCTTCTTTATCTTTCTTTCATGTTCTTCTATTTCTTTTTGTAAATCTTTGTCATGGTTGCCGAATATAGATGAAAGAATGGTGGCTACAGCTTGTAATGCAATTAGTACCCATCCAATTGGTCCTAATGCAGCATTCATGGCAACACCCATCTCTTTTGCCGCTTCTGTACAAAGTCCTAATTGCAATTGAAACATTACTGCCTGTATAACTAAATCCCCAATAGTTCCGACCATGTTTAACAACCTCATACTTGTACTATCGGTGTCTTCTCCCATTGTTTCAAGGATAGACACTATGCTTCCCATTGCCTGTCGTCCCGCATTTCTTACAGAATCCCAGGCGGATTTCATGTATTCAAGGCTGCTTCTTGCATCTTTGAAGTATTTTAAATTCTTATTCGCATTTTCATTCTCCTTATTGTTGTCATTTATCGTGTCTTGTTTTGCTTTAACCATGCTTTCCAATACGGAAATAGATTGGTTATAAAGATCTTTGTTTTTTTCAATAAATGATGATTCAACAGAATCTTTTTCAATAGATTCTTTTTTTAGTGCTATAATCGTATTAAGGTCAGATATTTGCTGTTGTAAATTTGTATTTTCAATGTCATTCTCAGCAATTCTTTGTAGAAGCCCTTCTTCTGTTATACCTTGTGACTTTAGTTCTTTAATTTTTTCATACGATTTTAAGAACGATTCCAGAGGACTTCTCTTAAAAAGTTGTTCATCCATTTTGTTGTAGAAGTTCATCACTTCTTTTAGCTGGGATGGATCAAGATCCTTCATCTGCTCTTTTAACGTTTCAAGTTTGGCTTTCATATTCTCAATGGCTTTTGTTGAAACGTTTTCCAAGTTGTCGAACATATTCATATAGGTATCTGTACCCTTAAATGCCTTCCATGTATTTTCAGACGATTTCTTGTCATATTGTGCTTTCAAATTTTTGCTGTATTGTTCTTGCATTTCTTTTGTAAGCACATCCTTAAACGTCTTTGTTTGTTCATCATAGACTTTTGTATAAATTTTGCTTCTTTCTTTATAATACCACATATCTAACTGCAACTGGTCTGAAAGCTGTGTTTTATAAGCTTTAGTCAGTTCGATAACAAGGTCTTGACTGTTCTTTATACGCTGCTGGTTCAGCTTGTTCAAGTCTGCTAAATATTGCTTGTTGGCATCGGTATCAGCAATAAGGTATTCGCCTTTCGGGAATTTTTTCTGATATTCTGCTTCAATTCCTTTCTGCACATCGTCCAAGGTCTTGGCAAGTCCGGGGAACAAAGCCTGCACTTCGGCTTCGGACAGTCCTGCATCTTTCAGCTTCTGGTGTAAGTCTAAGCTGTTGAACATGGATTCAATGTTATCTTTAGTTTTGTCTAGCTGCTTTTTAAAATCATCTGCATCCTTTTCGTCAAACAAGACATTAGCATCTTTTTGTGCTCCTATCTTCTTCCTAAAGTCAGTAATAATCTTTGCAAGTTCCTGCAAAGCCTTTGCCGTATTTTCCTTATTAGGCAAGAATGCTTCCCCTATGATATTTTTAGGCATCTGAACATCTTTCAATTGGGATGCGTAGCGTTCCATGACTGTCTTAGCTGCCTTATCGCTGCCCATTACCTTATTCAGCTTCTCGTATTCCTTGTTAAGTTCTTTGATAAGAGAAATGCGTTCTGCTAATATGTCACGTTCATGTTTGGGGTTTGATTGAGGATCTTCTTGATTTATTCCTGGTCTAAGAGGAACTTTTATATCTCCCAAGTTATATATATCGTATGCAAGTTGCTTCTTTATATCAGACCATTGTTTGGAAAAATCTCCTTTATCTATTAAAATCTTAAATTGTCCTCTTGTCTTATTACCTTTTATTACCTCATCATTTACGGAATCAAAGATTTCACGTATTTCTTTAGTTGCTTCTTCTTTATCTTTCTCCAAATCTTTCTTTGTTCCAAGAAATGAGCTGGCGATAGAACTTTTCTTACCTGCAAAAAGAACACCATTCTGTAACTTCTCCAAGTAGTCTGCAAGTCTTTTGTAGTAGTCAATTAAATTCTCTCCTTCTTTCTTTCCTTTTACTAGTTCTTGTATGTATTCTTTTGCTCCTTTGCCTAAGGAGGTTGATTCTTCTGAAATCCTTAATAATTCAGCTTGTATTTTGTTACCCTTCGCTATAAAGTCATAGAAAGCGTTTTCGTATTCGTCTAAATCTGTTTCAATATCATCATTACCTATCAGCCATCCTTTCTTTCTGTTTTCTGCATAGTTGGCTTCAATCTTCCTAATATCTTCCAAGAATTCTGTATATTGTTTTTTATACTCTTCAAACTGTTCTTTTGCTTCTTTTTCTGATATATTAGGCTTTATCTCTATTTCAAATCCTTCATTATTCATCTCTTTTACAAGGGATGATAACGCTTTTCTTGTATCATTTTTAGCTATTTCGTCTATTTCTCCTATTCTTAACTGAGCTGTATAATATTTATTGCTACTTTCTCGTAACATTTTGTTGTATTGAGAATGCACATTCCACAACTCATTAACAAGTTGTAAAGCTGCTCCAAGTGCTATTAACGGAAATGATGTTTTGAACGCTAATCCCAAAGAACGTAATGCGGTTTCTGCTTTTGTAAAAGCAAAGGAAAGCAAGCTAACTCCATTTGCTGCGGCTTTTATCTTAGGGAGTAAAACCATTGAACCAACTACAATGCCAAACGCTTTTGCCACTTCGACAACTGTTTCCCAATTATCAATCAATACCTTAATAGAATCAATAGAACCTTTCAGTGTATCTTCGTTAGCCTTACCGATAGAGTTAAGCATCACATCAATACTGTCTTTCAAGTTGGAAATTTTACCCTGCAAAGTTTCGGCTTGAATTTCCTGCATATTGTAGAACAATCCTCCGCTGTCAGTTAACCGTTTGAAGATGTTTTCAATATCTTCAAAGGTTACTTTTCGTTTTGAAATCATATCCACAATTTGGGCAGTGGTATATGCTTCGCCTTTAACTTCTTCAAAGTAGCGTTGCAATTCTCCATACAAATTGATACCTGCTTCCGTAAACTGACGAACTTCCGTACCACGCAAATACGCTGCCGCTTTGACCTGCCCATAAGCAAGAATAAGTCTGCCCATATCAACACCTAAACCAGCGGATACATCGGCAAGTCGTTTTGTCGTGTCATATAACTTATCCGATTCAATACGGTATGCTGCAAGCTGTTTTGTGAATGTAACCAGTTCCTTAATTTGGAATGGCGATTTTACAGCAAGTTGGACGGTCTTGTTGAATATCTGGTCTGCTTGCGCTTTATTCTGTAAAATGGCTTCCAAGGAACGCTGCTGTAATTCAAATTCTCCACGTACATTTGCCAACTTACTGATATACCCTTCAATCTGTGATACGGAGAACACCAAGGCAAGCTGACGGCTTAATTGCCCAGCCGTATCCATTAGGTTCCGGTGGCGTGTGGCCAGTTGCTGCGATTGTACTCCTGCTTGCTGCAAGGCTTGGTTGTGCTTGGCGATGGCTTGGTTTATCTGTTCAAGTGTCTGCCTGTAGTTGGCATCTGTAGTGTTTAAAGACAAACGAGCCTGCTTCAAGTAGTTTATGGCTGTTACTTGGTCACGCAAATATTTGGCGTTTCTTGAATAGTCCAATGCACCTTGCGGCGTAGTACGTTGAGCTATTTCTTGCTGTCTCGCTAATTGTTCTGCTGCTTTTGCCGCACGCCTATCGGCTGCTTCTTTTCGTTGTGCGGTTTTCTCTGCCGATTGTACTCTCTGTTCGTCAGTTTGGCGTTGGTAGTCAAGCTCCATTTTCATGTAACGCATGGCATTAACGGCCGTCTGTTGCTGTTGTTTTGAAATAGTCTGTGTATTCTCAACAAACTTTTTCAAGTCAGAAATACTTTCTTTCAGTCCGGCTATATTCCATCCGCTAAACGAACCTTGCCCTATTTTTTTATCACCTATCCGATTCAGTAAATCTGCTGCACGTGAAAGGCTTTCGTTCATGGATGTGGTTTTCTTTTCGGTATCTCCAGCTCCTTTACTTACTCCCTCAAACGGATTCCCTTTAGACCCAATCGAACTTATCTTGCTGGCTAACGAAGCGATTGCGCTCTCCAATTTGGAAGTATCTACTACCACACTGCCAAACCCGTTTTTCAACGCATCCGCAGCCGTATGTGCATGTTTCTCTATCTTCTCCAGCTTCTCATCGAAACTGTCCAACTTCTTTAATACATCGGGTGTTATGTTGAGGAATGCTCCTGCTTCATTATCTGGCATATCGTTATCCTTTTTTATTAATTATGGGCATACCCAAATCATTCAAATTCTTCAAATCGTCAACCGAATTTATCTTGTTGACCTTCTTCTTTTTCTTATCCTTATTTCCGTATTCTACATGGGAAAAATCAAACGAGCTTAACCGGACTTGCCCGACCGTCATTTCCCATAAATATTCTTCACGAGAGCACCAAGTGTTGGAGCGCAGAAAATCAATCATCTGCCCCCATTCGGTACGGGATATTATCAGCTTTGTTCCGTTTTCTTCATCTTCCTCGCCAGTGTCATCTCCCTCACGGTCTGAATCACATTGATACTCTCGAAAAAAAAATCCGTGCTTATGAGGTTAAGGATTTCACCGAGCAATAAAGCCCAATCCTTTATGTCGTATTCCCCCCACATTAGAAGGTCATAGACTTTGTGGTAGTCATCTGAAAGTTCTTTTTTCTCATAATCAGAGAATATCCTGTCCTTGTCATTGAGAAGTGCAAGCGTTATTACATGTGCCACTGCTGGTAGATTTACTGCAAACTCCTTGATAACATCTCCCATGCTCAGTTTCTCTCCTTTGACGATCCGGCACGCTTGTTCGGCTATAAGCCATTGAACACCGGGCTTTAATCCTTTGATACACCACTCCGTACCGTGGAGTTTCATAATACTTGGGCTGTCGTTCATTATCCTTGCCAAACGCTCCATTGATTCATTGGATACAGGAGTATGAGCTGTTACAGCGTCTTTCTTTGGTTGTGTATCTTTTTTCTTTGCTCTATATACTGCCATGATTATAAGCATGAAGGGCGGCGGCATATCCAGCCTACCGCCCTGTAAAACAATCTTCTTATCTATTATGGGTTATCCTGCCGATGGTAGGGTATAAGCGGAATCCACATAAAACGGAGTTCTGATAGTCTTTGCTCCATCGGCGACATTTGCATCATACGCTGTTCCTGCAAGACTGATACGTCCAATATTGGAGTTTAATGATTCAAGCATTAGCTTGGAATTAAGTTGTAATTTTGGAACCACAAATGCTGTCATCGTTTCCCCTTCCTCAAACACTACGTCAATCTTTGCATACAATTTCTTGTATTGAGCAGGAGCAAAGTATTTGGTAGAGACAGTAGTTCCAGCCGTAAATCCCATGAGAGCGATTAGCAGATCTTTTTGTGTATCTGCGACCTCAGCTGTAAATTGGTATTTGCCGAGTTTCACGATGGAAAGAATAGGACTGTCGGAAGTTTCACACTCGATGTCGTTTACATCATTATCGTCTTGAGCGATTGAAGTGGTATCTTCAACTACATCTTCAAGAATGTAAGAGTCACCCTTTGGCACGTCGTCTTCTTCAGTACCAGTGAACAGAGTTGCCACGATATAAGAAGGTTTGATAACTTTTTTGGCTGTTGCGCCTGTGTTCTTTACTGTCATAATTTTAAAGTGTTATCTTGTTAATAATCTGTTTATCTTATTGTTATCCCGATATTGTACACATTGCAATAGAAGTTTCCGGAATTTTTACTTTCTTTCCCTATCAGTTCACAGCTTGTTATGACGAAATGCTTGTCGTTGGATTGGTCAATTGCCGAGAATAGTGTTTTTTCCATGTCGAACAGTTTTTTTACTGGCTTTGATCCCAAACTGTCCGTGGACTTCGCATAGAGGAATATGTTGGCGGAACATTTCGCCTCTCCTCCGTAATCATTCACGCTAAGAACATCTACAACGATCATGTCCGTGCTGTCACTACTTATTGTCAGCGGTGTTTCATCAAAAGAGATTATTGATGAAATCTTTGCTTTTGTAAGTAACATGGATAGAAAATTCTCTATCATGCTGCCAGTTTTATATAAATCATTCATATATTGTCTTGTTTACCGTGACTGATAATGCCGAACTTCGCGTTCTTGAATTTCCGTGATAATGCCTTAACTTCATTACGCGCCACTGCTATCACTTCATATTTCTTCTTCACGTTACCTTCTGCATTTTGTAGTATTTCTCCGTAAGGCATGGCGGCTACAACTACCAAATCAATTCCCGGATGTGGCTTATATTTGGATTCCAAGTATTCAACCACTGCTTCATAACCGGTAATTTCCTCACCATACCATTTTTTCTTTATTCCGGGAGAACTGGCAGTATATCCCTTTCTGGCAAGCTTTCCGTCAACATATACTCCCCAACCGTAACTATCTCTCAAATTGAGGCTTCGGTAGGTATAGGAAACTTTAGACAGTTCCTTGGCCACTATCTTCTGTCCCTCGTTTGCGAGTAAATCAACAATACGGGTGATTGCACTTTGCTTGGTCTTTGCCATACTTAACCTACTTCACTCATTTTGATGTTAACTTTCACGCCACCAAGCTGGCTAATTTCCATTCCTATAACACGACCGTTAATGCCTATTCCGTAACTTTCCTTTGGACATCTAAACATATCTCCAATTTTTACAGGTGAAATGCTACTTTTTTTTAATGGGAAAAACACGTTATAGTCTGCCATGATAGTGCCGCCATTGAACATCTTGGAGGCTTGCTGTATATCGCATTCGGTTTCAAGAAGGATGGTTTCTTCCAAAGTTTCCGTATTCCCTTCGTTTTTCTCAGTTATTTTCGCATTGAGAGAACCATCCGTATCTTCACCGCCTAGCAAATCACCGTCAAGCAATCCTCCGTTACCGAGAAGGTCTCCGTCCTCCGGCTTTTTCGTTATCACGGTGTAGAATATGCCATGAAACGGATATTCTGCTATTGCTTTTCTTTTGAGACGCATAAGCTATACATCTAATGAATTTTCATTGACCCAACTCATACTACCCGAATCCATGCTTCCCAACGCTTCTTCTTCACCATACTTTTTGTACAGTGCTTTCAGACGGTCTTTCAAGTTTTGGATTATGGGAGCCGTTACCGTTTCACTGCCTACGTCCTGTCTATAACTGCCATGCTGGAGTGATGATGAAGCCACAGACCACGGACCGTTAATGACAAGCTCATATAGTGCGATAAGGCAATGGTCTTTAGTGCGTTCGTCTATTTCGGAACGGTCTGAAATAAACATCAAACCGTTTTCGTATGCGATATTTTCAAGCGCATCATCTTCAAAGACAAATCTCGTAAGCCCATTGAGGTATGCTATCGGGTCAAATGATTTTTCCATAACTGCTACTGTTGCAATGTGTTGTACATTAATCGTCTGCCTGACTTGTGTCTACAATGACGTGATTGCGGAATGTTTTCAGTGCAGGACAAGCCGACATCATCACATCCGTATGCCATTCCTTATACAGCCCGTTGTTTGTCGTTGTATTCACAATCGTGCAGAGACCATCATTAGCCTGAGCAAAAATTTTAGTTATTACGCTTGAACCATACTTGTCAAACATCTGTTTGTCTAAGTTATTGGTGTATTCAAACTCACAAGCATATCCGGCAGGACGGAGAACTGCAATCTTATCATCCCAACCTTGCACGAATGTGTCTCCAGTATTGGTAAGATTACGCTCACGCTCTTCTACAATTTCAATTGGAGATACACCGGGATAATCACGGAAAGCTGCTAAGAACAACTCACGTGTAGTAGGCGCAGTAGCGGTTGTTGCGATGTAAGCTAAAGGATTTTTCTTGAAACTTTCAATCAATTCCTTAACTTCGGCATTTTGCAACATTACTTCGTAAAACATCTTGCGTGTAACCTGCCATTCCATTGCACCTTCATATCCCCATTTTTCACGATATTTTTTCTCCTTTTCCGCCATTTGGCTCAGAATCTTGCATTCAGCGTCAGTCCACACCTTAGTTCCTGCTTTAGTGAAATTTTCATCCGGAATGTCTGCTTTGTGCAACGGAATTTGAATACCACGTGCGATATTGCGGTAGTCGATATTACCTTTAGACATTAACTGTGCAGTCATGAAGTTCATGGTTGCGTCCGCACTATCAAGCTGGGACTGTAATGTATGTACCCAAGCGGCTACCAAATCGGCATCGTTTCCAAACAACTCAAACTGTTGTTCTTTTGCTTCACGTTCCATAGCTGTTTCAACGAAACCGGGAGCGATAAAATCAGGAATGGATGCGGTGTACCAGTACAGACCGTCCTTATCCATTTGATTACTGTCACCAAGAGGTGCACGCAAATCCATCAAAGGAGCGGCTTTCAAGTCACGTCCTTTCACAGAAAAAGTAGCGATGCCATTAGGGGCGGTAGGTGTGGGAGCACCAGCTTTTACACCTTGAGTCTTGTACCAACCATAATTAGTGTATAGCAGACCTTCTGTATTGACAAAGGATTGCAAGAAACGTTGATTGGTCTTGTCAGAAAAAAATCTTGCATATCTGCTGTTATTAAAATCAAATTTAGGCATAGTCTCGTCAATTTTAAATGTTAAACCAACCCTTAACCTTGCTCTTGTTCAAAGCTTTTAATGCAGCCGAAAGAGGTTGCATACGGTCTTCGTAGAGGAATACATCTCCTAATGCCAATGCAGGAGTGATAAGGTATCTTGCACCATCGAAATCATCTTCGGATGTAGCTGGGTCAAAAACAAAATCAAAGTCGCAGGGAAGGTATGAGTTAGGATTAGTAACCATCGCTTCTTTACCAGAGCCTGTTTCTTTCGCTTCAACAAGGACAGATGAAGTTGTTAATGATCCGAGGGCTGCGCTCAATGTAACTTTCCAAACATCGCCAGCCGTTCCGTCAGTCGCTTTTTCAACGGCTGTAATTGTTACCGCTGTGCCTTTTCCTGTCAATGTAGAAGGTGCTACCATGAGGATATCTCCTACGAATGGGATAAGAGAATATCCGTCTCTTTTCAGGTAAATATCTGTGTCTGTAGATTCAGTTGTAGCTTTTGCAACCGCATACGATTTTAGGATACGTATTTCGCTTCCATTAGAACCATTACTGGGAATATATTCAGCGAGCGTTCCGGCAAAAGCTCTTGCATTACCTTTGAATGGGTTTTTAACAATTCCACCACTGGTAGGAAATACAAGTGCGTCCTTTCCGCTCATCTGTAACTTCACGAATACATAGCGGTGTCCACCAATGCTTCCGCGAGCCTGAACCAATGCTCTACCGGGAAGGTAGCCACTGTTCAATAGAATTTGCTGATAAAAATCTGACATTTTCTTTTTGGTTTAAATTATTATTACTTTTCTTCTCTGTGCGATTGCTTCTTTACGACAGCAACCACATCGGCAAAGTCATCGGTCTTTTCCTTACCGCTTCCCGTGCCTCCTGGAGTGATGTCAGGTGGAGTGTTAGCATTAAACTTATTGTAGCTCTTGAGCAGTCTTTCTGTGAGAGCATCAACATCTGTTTCAGAATCAATGTGAATCAATTCGAGTTGGTCGTTAATCCAATCCTCGTTCTTGACTTCTTTCCCTTTTAAGGCTAATTTGAGTTGATTGCGTTTGTCTGAGATAGCTTTTACCTTTTTCTCTTCCTCACGCTCTGATTTCAAATCTTGGAGTTCTTTGAGCAACTTATCCAGTTTGCTTTCGTCTCCTTTGTCATCCTTGTTATCACTTCTATCGTCCTTGTTCGGATGATTCTTTTCCCACTCTTTTATAAATTTTGAGTTGTCATTTCGTATGTTGTTATCGTCCTCTTGTAAGTCATCCAAGTAGTCGGCAACAACATCATCCAGTTCCAACTCGTCCTTATCACTCGCTTTCTCCAACCGCTTGTAGATTCTTTCTACTTTGCCGTTGAAACTTCTCTCACTCATAGCTAAGTTTTTCTTGCCGTTGTTGGTGAGTTTCACTTTCAGTGCTTCTGAAAATTGCTCTTTCGTAAACTTCATACACTATATGTTTTATAATGATTATATGCGAAAGTAATGCTTTAATAAAAAGGTATAACTATAAAAAAATCACTGTATTTATCACTATGATAAATAGACATTGGTTTAAGTATATATTACCTTATTATTAAGAGGTATTTTTGCTCTTGATGAAAGAGCAAGAAGTACATAGAGAAGTCGTAATCAAGCCGCAAGAAGGATTCCAAATGCAGTTTGCGTCATCATGTGTGGACGTAGTGTTTGGTGGTGGGAATCTTGGCGGGGGCAAAGGGGCATTGCTTGATTCTCATATAGTAACTCCATACGGTTTAAGGAAACTTAGAGATATTGAAGTAGGTAGTATTATATCTAACCCTGACACGGGTGGGCAAGAAAGGGTAATATATCTACATCCCATATCTATGTTTCCATTTTATAGAATATCCTTCTCTGATGGTACATATATGGATTGTACAGAAGGACATCTTTGGAAAGCAAGAGTTGCAGGAAAACAATCAAAGCGTAGAAACTCCGATATGGAGAAAGAGAAATACGATGGTTGGAGATTGATGTCTGCTATACAAATATATGAGTGGATGAAAAATAAGAACAATGGAATGTATAAAGGGAAGAATCTTAATATACCATTACCCGAACCTGTTCAATTTACTCGACCTATCACTCCTACGACTCCACGACCGATTGCACCGTATGTTCTGGGCGCGCTAATTGGCGACGGATGTATGAGCGAAAGTATATGTAATAGATGTATATACTTATGTACACCCGATGAATTTATCGTTGACAAATTCAAATCCTATGGCTATGATATGTCGAAGAGATATACTAAGGATGGAGAAATTTGCGCAACTTATGTTATAGGCAATAATAATATAGTAGAGGATATAAAAACATTAAAAATGAATGGATGTACTGCTGAAAATAAGTTCATCCCTAAGTTTTATAAATACTCTACAATAGAAGAAAGAAAAGATTTACTGCGTGGACTTCTTGATACAGACGGATATGTGGATGATAGAGGACATTTGAGTTACACAACAATAAGCAAGCAGCTTTCAGAAGATGTAGCATTTGTTGTACGCTCTTTGGGCGGCAGAGCTTCCATAACTTCTAAGAAAGCAGGATATAAGGATGGGAACGGAATATTCCATCCATGCAATGAAGCATATACGGTTTGGATATGTACAAAATTCAATGACGAAATAGTTTCATTGCCAAAAAAGAAAAACAGAGTCAAAAAATATGGGTATGTAGAAATAGACAAAGACTTGAAACTTGAAAAAACGATAGTCAGTGCGGAATACATTGGAGTGAAAGAAGGAAGATGTATTTCTGTTGACAATCCAAGTGGTCTATATATGGTTGATGATTTTACAGTTACCCACAATTCATTTGCTCTTGTTCTCGCTCTTGCAGAGCCATTAATGACAGATGGGGATTTCCGTGCGGTTATTACACGTAGGTCTTTGCAGTCGCAAAAGACGGGAGGTTCATTCGTAGATACATTCAAGGCTATATTCGGTGACTATTGTTCTGTAAAGACTGCCGATAGTCCTCGCGTATCATTCCCAAGTGGTGCGTATTGCGACTTGACCTATATAGATGATACTAATCTTGACAAAATGCGTGAGCAATGGAAAGGTAAACAGATTGATGCGATATGTATTGATGAGATTACCGAAATGTCTTGGGAAGCATTCAGCTATGTGCAGACCCGTAACCGTGGACGTTCAAAGACGTTTACGGGAAAGTTCTTTGCTACCCTTAACCCGAAACGTAGCCATTGGACGAGAAAGTTCTTGGATTGGTACATTGGGGTTGACGGTTTTATTATGCCGGATAGAAACGGGAAAGTGAGATACTTCTATGTTAACGGTTCTACCGTTGATGATGTGGTTTGGGGTGATTCCAAAGAAGAAGTTTATGCTAAGTGTAAGATAGATATTGATAGAAAACTTGCCCGTATTGGAGGTGATTTTGACTATACGAATATGATTAAGTCATTCGTATTCTATCAAGGTAAGCTATCTGAAAATAGGGCTATGCTTGAAAATAATCCTAATTACATAGGCTCTGTTGCCGCTTCGGGCGGTAAAATGGCACAAGCTATCATTGAGGGAAACTTCAACGTTGACCCCGAAGAAAACGAAAAGATACCTATTCCATCCACTTCCGCGCAAGGCGTATTCAACAACAACCCAGCCGTGAACGGTGACAAATGGATTACCGTGGATTTGGCGGATTATGGTACAGACAACCTTGTTGCACTTGCATGGGATGGATTTCACGCATACGACATTCTCATTCTTAGCAAGTCCACTCCGAGAGAAAACGCTATGGCAGTGAAGACATTTGCATTTGAGCATGGAACAGCTGAAAGCCATATCATTTTTGACGCGACTGCCGGACGGTATTTTAATGATTACATTCCCGATGCAGTACCTTATATCTCACTAAATAAACCTTTCGGGCTTTACCAACTTACCGCAATGACAGTAAAGGATATGTGCTATATCAGATTATGCAAGATGATCGAGGAAGGTAATCTAACCTTTGACGATAAACTTGCCGTACAGACATACACTCACCAGAACCTGAAATACAAAGTGACGGTTGAGAACGAGTTTATGGAAGAATGCTCTGTTGTACGGTTTGATGATATGCAGAGCGGAAAGAAACGGCTTTGGAACAAGAAGAAAATGAATCAGATGTTGGGGAAAGGCAGATCGATGGACTTGTTAGACCCATGCGCTATGAGAATGCTTCCGTGCGCTAACATTGAATACGGGAATGAGATTCAAGCAGGGTATTACAATCACGAAGAAGAAACCAAACAAGCGTTCCATGCACAGACAGAAGGAAGTATTTACGATGAACATTTATGGTATTAGGTTAGGAAATGATTAGTTACAATGACATAAAGGATATTCTCAATTCCCTTAAAACAGAAGGAATTGAAGCAAGGGTAAGAGATGTTGCCTATTTGGTAATGTGTGATTCTTTCGTAGATAAGGCTCTTGCCGCAAAGGTTGCTTACCAAGAAGATGAAAAGCCTTCAAACAAGGTGTTATCCATGCTTGCCGAGAAACTGAAACCTTTCGGCATCGGTGCTATCACTACCATATCTAAAGATGAGAACCGAGAAGCATTGCTGAAAGAAATATCGGAGATGAAACAGATTGCTGACGATGCGAAAACAAGTGGAGATTCAGACACTTTTATCAAAGCAAGTAAGGTCGTGTTGGATGCGCGCGTGAAGCTGAACGATAAATTCAATATTGAAGAGGAAGAGGGGCAGAAGCGAATAATCGTTGTTCCGCAGAAGCACGACATTATCTGCAAATGGACTTCGAGAGAGTGTTCTGCAATGCCGAGCAAGGAAGCCTGTATGAAGTATTACAACCTAATTGATGCGGAAAAATGACACGGGAAGAGAAAAAAACATATCTATTGCGGAACGTAAATGCCTTGTTGCAGAAGAAACCGTTTTTCAGAGGAAGTGACACTTGCTCTACAAACGACTATTCCGACGGTCAGTCCGCAACCATTACCGAAACACGCACGGCAAGGCTTCCGAATGTAAAAAAGAATATCGTTTCGCAGGAAAAGTTTCTGAAAGAGCTTGACCCGATGAGCCATGAGGTATTATTTGATCAAAACTTGCCGAGCATTTGCGTCAAGTTAGAAGATGGGGGATATCAGGAAATCAAGTTCCAGCGCACGGCATTAGCTTTCCAAGAACAGATACTGGCGAGCCACGTAATCTACCTTTGCGGAAATCCCTGTACATTGTCTTTGAGAGGTGGCACTCCTTCCGAGAAAGATAAAGCCAACTATTCCACAATCAAGGAGTATTGGGTAGACAGGAATATGGATGGATGGCGTACAAAGGCAGTCCGTTCGCAGCTTGCCACAGGCGATGCCGGACTTCTGTTCTATTATGACTATAAGGGACGTATCAAATGCCGTCTGATAAGCTATGAGGATGGTTACGTTATCATATCGCACAATGACAACAACGGCGACAGGCTTCTTGAAAGCGTCTACTATGCCGATGAAAACGGTGTGGAATATATTGACAGCTACGATGATACCTACATGTACCGTATGCACACGCCAAGAGACGGTGAAGAAGCCGCAGAGGACGGTTTTGTAAGGGAAACTCCGATTGAGCACGGTTTCAGCGAGATACCATTGTGCACCAAACGTGGTGATGTGGCGTGGAACAACGGTCAAAGCCTTATTGAGATTTACGAGATTATCTATAACATCTTCTTTGTCATTCAGAAAAGGCATGGCTGGGGAATACTGTATATCAAAGGAAATATATCCGAGACAACCAAGAAACTTGCCGGAAGTATCATTTTGCAGGACAAGTCAATGGACGGGAACGGAAGTGCAGAGTTTAAAGCACCCCCCAGTCCGCAAGGAATGCTTGACAGTCTGCAAGACCTGTTCGAGAAGATACAGATAAACACTTCCTGCACTTTCCTTTTACCGAAGGATGTCAAGTCGAGCGGTGACATAAGCGCACTGGCTATCACGCTTACCCGTGACTTGGACTTGAAGAACGCCCAACAGGGTGTTATCGAGTGGCAGAATTTCGCCGACAAGATGATGCGTCTGTTCAAGGAAGGGCTTGCCAAAGAGCTTGTAAACAAAAGTGAAAATCTTAATGCCGTCACCGAGTTTAAAAAACTTCGTGTTAGCTGTAAGTTCAAAATATGGCAACCGTTCAGCGCAACGGAGTATAATAACATACTTATCTCAATGAAGCAAGCCGGCATTCTTTCCACAAAAACAGCCATTGAGAAAAACACCGAATCCGTTCCCGATGAAGAACAACGTATAGCAAAGGAGAAGGAAGAGGCTCAAAAGCTGTTGGAGAAACAGCAAAAAAAGGACAAAGGAGTTACGGAACAAATTGATGTGGTAAAAGAATAAATGGAAAAGGAAAGTCTGTACATATTAAAACTTGATACGCAAGGAAGTAAAGTAAAATTTCCGAATGCTGATATGCCTGCAAAATTAGGTGAGTACACCTATACGGCACAACGTATGGCAGGAACTCCCACACTGACCGCTACACTGAACTATCCTTCATGCTTAGACGAACTATGGACAGGAGAAGAGTTTGTTGAGTTTAGGGGGGAAAAATATTATATTGACCAAGTGCCTACATCCTCAAAGGACAACAAGAGTATCATGTACAAGCATGAGCTTCAATTCGTTTCAGAACGTATCGTGCTGGAAAACGTATATTTCATGGACGTGGTGACAGCCGGGGAAGACACGTATCACTCCAATTCCACTTCCGTCAAGTTCATGGGGGATATAAACGAGTTTGTTGGTCGCCTTAACGCTTCAATGGCAAAATCGGGTATCGGATATTCGATAGTGATTGATGAAGATATTACTTCTGAAAGCAAACTTGTTTCTCTTGACAGCGTATACCTTGCAGAAGCGTTACAGTCCATATATACCATATACGAACTTCCTTATTACTTTGTAGGTAAGGTTTGTCACATAGGATATACAGAGAATGTAATTTCTACTCCTTTCGAGTACAAGAAAGGGCTTGTATCAATAAAAAAGACAAACGCCAATTATAAGACCGTCAATCGCGTTACTGGTGTTGGTAGCTCTGACAACATACCTTTCTACTATCCGAATGATGATGAAAAAGGTACTATAGAACGCACGCAAAACCTTATGCCTTCCATTTATAGACAAACAAATGGAGCGGAAAGATTCTACAATGCACTTAACGATACGTATAAAATACCCGGTACAAATGATTACTATTTTTTCAAAAATACATATTCTTCTAAGAAAGTAAAAGAGATAAAGGTAGATTTTAGCGATATAAAGCCTACCATAGAAAATGTAACAAACGCTTCGGGACAGTTATTTGGTGAGATTGCGGATATTGCTTTTGATGATAACGATAGTGACGAACTCGGAACAGGAGAAGGGAATAATATATTCAATGGCACGGATGAGTATGTACATTCTTATTTCTACATAAAATTACATATATATAATGGGGATTACGGTTTTAACCTGTTCGAACAAGGTTTGGAAGGTGGTACGGCTGTAATCAATATGACTACGGGTAATTGTGCTGCTTGCGAGTTTGAAATAGGAGTTACCTATAAGGACAATGAGCCGGGAAGGGCATTCAATCCTGTATTGGTGGATTCTTCCGGGAACTTACCAGCAGGAGATTTTGAACAGAAGGTTACTTCACAAACATCCCAATATATAGAAAGCCAACAAAACACTTCTACAAATGAGGTTTGGATTGCGGTAAAAAAGGACAATACTACTTTCGGGGTTGTTATGCCTAATGCCACAAATAACTATAAACCTTCTGTTGGGGATAAGTTTGTGATTACAGGTATTAAAATGCCGAAATCTCTTGTGCTTGCCGCCGAGAAGAGATTAGATGAGGCGTTGATAAAGTATATGTCTGAAAACAACGATGAGAAGTTCTCTTTTTCCGTAAGTTTCTCACGTGTCTTCCTTGCAGAATACAGTATGTTAGCTGGTCTGTTGAATGAGAACTCGCGTATATACATAAAGTATAATGATAAGGAATACTTCATGTATGTGAACTCATTTACTTGTAAGGCGGATAAAAATTGCCTGTATGATATATCCGTGGAGCTAACAGATAAGTTGTCCGCCAATGTTTCCGCTTTGAGAAGTACGATTACAGAGATAGCCGGGGATATCATAGGTGAGAGGATGGGTGTCTCTCTCAACGTGTCAGATATTCTTGGCAGAATATCCCGTTATTTTATCTCAAAGATAAATAACGACACGGCCAACGGTCTGATCACTTTTTTGAAAGGTCTTTTGATTGGTAAGAACGGTAGTGGAATCACTGTACTTGAGAACGGTATGTCACAGGCTGTTGTTGATTATCTGTATGTCAAGGTCAAAGCCGTTTTTGACGAGCTTGAAGTAAAGAAGAAGACGTATGTAGGTGGTGAGCAGGTGATTTCCCATGCAGGCATGAAATGCAACCGTGTGGATGAGTTGGATGATGTCTACCGTTGTTATTTCAAGGAAGAGGAAGACGGAATTGAGATAGAGAACCAGTTTACTCCGGGATCTCTCGCCATCGCACAGGAGTGCAATATCAAGACAGGCATTTCGCATCATGTCGGCAACCGCTATTACTGGCGGTTGGTCACAGCAGTAGGTGAGAATTATATAGACCTGTCCAAGACCGTGTGTGATCCTAATGTCGAGAACGATGTTCCGGTGGCAGGTGATGATATCGTGGGATTAGGCCATAAGACCGATATCACCAGACAGGCGGCGATAATTCTCTCTTCGGTGAACGAAGTTTCTCCGTCCATCATCATGTATCAGGGTATTAATGATTTTACCTTGACCGGGAAAGATGTCATTTCTTTTGATTTTGACAGGTCTACTGGCAAGGCCCGGATGAAGGTGTACGGAGATACGTACATTGGTGACAAGGACCGTACCACTTACATGGAATACACTCAGGATAAAGGTGTTGATATCAAGGGTATGTTCCACATCGAAAAAGGCTCCACCGGATGGCGTAATATGGAAGGCTTGCCGGATGAGATACAGGCGGCGGCTGATCTGGCCCAAGAGGCCAAGGATGCGATAGACAATGCGGCTGTCGGAAGTGTCAATCTGTTGCGCAATTCCGGGTTTACGGGAGATTATGAAACAGAGGACCTGTCTGCCGCTACCGAGCTATCGGCGGATACCGAACTTTTTAGCAAGCAACTGGAATATTGGACGGGTGTGGCTACCGTATCTGCGGACAGTGATGCCGGCTCCGGGTACTCTGCTGCAATCGGTAGTTTGTCCCAGTCCGTATCATTAATCAAAGGAGAAAGTTATGTTATCAGTTATAAAGCAAAGGGTACGTCTGTGTCTGTTTCGTGCGGTTCTTTCAGTGTTTCTCAACCTCTCACATCCTCTTATCAGAGATATACCCATAAGATCACCTTCAATGGCAGTGGTATATTTCTTATCAGTGGTACCGCAACCGTTTGTGACCTTCAGCTAGAGCGTGGAACCATCGCTACTGACTGGAAGCCTTCAATTCTTGACAATGACAAGGCAACAGCCGGTTTCCAGTCAATCAATTATATCGCCAGCGCGATTAAGGATGGTTCTGTGGACATCCTTGGCGGTTTGATATTGGCCAATATGATCCAACTGGGTAATTACAAGAATGGCAAGTTACAGAAGGTCACAGCCGGAGTTAGCGGCATATACAATGACGATGATGATGTGGCGTTTTGGGCAGGAGGAAAACTTGAACAGGCGATTCTGACCGTAATGAGGTTCCGTAATGATCCTAATTACCAGCCCACAGATACGGAATGGGCGAATATGGCGAACTTTGTTGCGACTCATGGCGGTGATGTGTTCTTAAGAGGATATATCTATGCTTTGGGCGGATATTTCCGGGGAAAGGTTGAAATAGCCAATGGTAAGATACTGTTGAATGAGGATGGTTCCGGGCAGCTTGCCAATGGGAACATTAAATGGGATGCTGACGGAAATCCTGAATTTGTCGGGAAAGTGAAGGTTTCCTCACCGTCAGGTTATGAGATAACCATATTTCCTGAGGATGAATATGGAAGACCGTCAATTGATATTCATGATGATGATGGTAATTCGCTTTTGGACATATCTCTTCAATATGGATTGAACGGTATGGTTCCCCGTGTTTTTATGAATGATCCTTCCAATAGTGATGTATTGTATTTCCGTCCGGACAGTATGGTTGTTGAGCAAAAAGGAAGTGACGGTTATATATATCAGACCCAGATAATGGGAGGACGCATAATTATGGTTAAAGGTTCTGAGATTGTATGGGATCAGAACATGTTGCCCAAATAAAGTGAAGTGATATGGAACTGAATACTATTAACAAAACGGGAACTTGGAGTGAGGCGGCAGACCGTCTTAACAACAACTTTAGCAAGACTTCTACCGAAGTGGAGAAGGTCAAGCAGAACGGTATCCGCAACAAGGGGTTGTTCTCTACTCTTGAATCACTGGAAGAGGCTGTTCCATCTCCTGTTGTAGGTGACTGGGCTGTTGTGGGTGACACCATACCGGGTCCTATATATGAATGCAAAACAAAGGGAAAATGGAGTCCTACAGGCACGACAGGAGGTGGCGGAAGTGTTGACTTATCCAGCTACCTGACAGCCGAGGAAATAGACGATGTAACATCAATATTATAGTTATGAGAATTAATTATCAGTCCGATTTTAAGATCATAGAGAAGAACTTGAACGGGGATGTGAATACTCCTTTCCGGTTCACTTACTTCAATCCGTTCAAGGGAAAGTTCATAGTCTCCTTTGACGGGCATGAGTATGTCGGTTGCAGCCGCATGGAAGACGGCAACCTGCTTGTCGCTTTTGACAACCCCTGTTTTTCTCCCGGTATGTTGAAGGTCAAACGTGAATACTTCATATCCGATTCCGACTTTCAGGATGGCATCTGCAACCTTGTTTCCGTTGAAGATACAGGAATCGTACTGACTACCGGGAAAACCGATGAAAGCACGGTGGAAATAACATCTTATCCCGATTATGCCGCATATAATTCGATTCAGGCGTTCCCATTGTCGGATAATGAATATGAAGATGTGCTGAGTGATTTTGTACCTCCTTTGCCACCGGAAGAGGAAGAAGAAACAGTTACTAATTTAGAAATATAGGAGATTTATTATGGCAAAAATATATAAGCTGACCAAAGGTAGCCAAACCATTTACCCGGCTACCACAACCGATGCGGTGGTTAACCCGAATGGTCGCAAGAGCTTGACCTCGGAACTTTCCGAAATAGATGCTAGAATATCAGGGAAAAAAGAATACTCTGTCGGAAAAAATATTATAAATCCATCGAATCTGACAGATGGATATTATTTGGGGCAAGACGGAAGTTTAAAACAGCTCTCCTCATATTGCGTAACAGTCTACATCTCCATAGAAGGCAATACACAATATCATATTAGTAAGACAGGTGTTGGTGGAGCATATCACGTTATCTTTGACGATAATTTAAAAGTATTGACTGCAATTAAGGACGGAACTGTTACCACCCCTGAAAATGCAGCTTATATAAGACTGTCAATATCTAAATCTCAGTTGGGTGCAGCGCAGATGGAGCTTGGAGATGTGGCAACATCCTATGAGCCTTTTACCGACAACTATGATAACGAGCAGAAGTTTGTGAGGCTTGAAACACAAATGGCGGCTGATAAGACAGAACTTGAAACACAAATGGCGGCTGATAAGACAGAACTTGAAACACAAATGGCGGATAAGAAAAGTGTTTCGTTGGGTAAGAACTTATTTAACAAATTAACCGTAAAGAATGGGTATTATATTGATGCCTCAGGTAATTTAAAAACGAATTCAACCCTGTCTTTATCTCACTATATCAAAGTCAATCCAAATACATCATATTATATCCAAAATACGAATACGGGCGGTGCATCAAATGTCTGGTTTGACAAAGAATTTAATGCGATAGAAGAAGCGGCCAAATCAGGCGTGACTAACTCACCGTCAAACGCTGCTTACATCAGATTAAGCATATCAACTGCTGTCATTGATAATGCAATGTTCTTTGAGGGAAGCACTGCAACATCCTATGAACCATATACAGAGAATTATGATAATGAGCAAAGGTTTGCGAAACAAGAAGAGGCGATAAATAATACTAATGCAACATTAGATACATTACAGAGTCAAATGCCTAAAGTGGTGGTCGGAAAAAACTTATTTGATCCGGATAAGGCAGGTAATGGATTTTTGCGTCAGGATGGAACTGTTGCTAACAGCACCACTTATGTGACGTCCGGTTATATAGCCGTAGAGGGAGGAAAGATGATAACAGCCCATCCCCTTGCTTTGGGGCCAATTTATTTCAGCCAATACGATTCGGATAAGACATTCATAACTTCCACTCAAAATAAACAGACCTTAACCATTACATTGGAAAGTAATACAGCCTATGTCAGAGCGACATTCTTAGCTTCAAATTACAAGACAGAAGGACAGATTGAGTATGGTTCAACCGCAACTGAATACGAGCCTTTTCATTATGTAATTAGCGAGGAAAGTTTACCCGAAGGCATAGGCAGCGGAACGACACAGGATGAAGTTAAGCAAATTATAAATGAAGAAGTTTTCCCGGCAAAATTAGTATTGCCGTCCAGTTTGTATTTCAAAGCCAATCGGCAAAATAATTTATATTATAAGCAGGCTATAAAATGCTCATGTCATGATAACTTTGATTTCTCAGTGTCAAACGCCACATTAAAGGTTTTCGACAGGCAATTGTCAGGAGTCCCCGTAGCTGCATCTGTTTTTAATAATAAGCTTACGCTTCGAAAATTTGGAAAATTGTTGCAAGAACTGCAAGTCAAATTTAATATACTTGCCAATCCTTCATCCCATAAGACAGTTAAGATATTGGATAGTGGGGATAGTATATCTGATCTGGGTGGCTGGCAAGTTGAATTGAAAAATTTGCTTGAAGAAGATAATGTTACGGTTGAATATATCGGAACCATGATTAACCGCACTAAAACTACCGGTTCCAGTTATGCCGAAGATATTTGGGGTGAGGTACAGAGTGGCGGGAACATGTCCTTTATCACGGAACCCAAAGGGGCAGCAAAGATATTGACCGTTTCGGGGATTACAGAATTACCGGTTACAGGCTATCCCGGTACGTCTTACTTGGATGGGAATAATATATCTTGGGTAGTGAGAGGATTCAGACTGACAGCAGGGAGTGATGGTAAATATAGCGGAAAACTAAAATTGGGGAAATTCAGTTCAGACCCTAATTATGGTGATGGTACGGAAGATGATACGTCAGGAACAGGGAATTTCCCGTCAAGCGGTACAATCACAAAAACACAATCCGCTAATGGTAACACTCTGGCCGGTGATGCAACGATTACATACACATCTGCGGATGATGCGAGGTATAATCCGTTCTGGAATCCGTCAACTGATGAGTTGGATTTCAAATACTACTTCGATTATTGGGGATTTGATGCTCCTGACATCTTCATTCTCCAGTGGGGATACAACGAGGTAAAGTCTTATGAGGACGTAAATTCAGAAAGTGTACAGACAGCCAGATTACGTGCGAAACAAATTATTGATAAATTTCACAACCAGTATCCGGATACTAAATTCGTTTTTGGATTAGAGGTTTATGGTGCTGAACTTATGATTTTTTCGGGCGGTAGTAATAACAACAACAGCCCTAAGAAATATAGTGTATTGTCATTTGCCGAAGAAATCATATCACTGTTTGAAGGAAACGATGATACAGGTAATCCTTATAGCGACTATGTTACTCTTGTTCCTGTTTATGCGATGATGGACAATATATATGGATATGGCTCACTTTCTGAAAAATCACTATGTGACTTATACGGTGCAACTACGACAGTCCTACAAAATGGAAGAGACGGGGTTCATCCGAGTTATGATAGCGGTGGATTGCGTGAAATAGGAAGAGCGTATGAACCGGTTGTATTAGCTATTATAAATCTGTAGAATAACTCGGAAAATTATCAGTAACACTCAAAATATATATTATGATACGAGACCTAATCATCAGAATAATGAATCATCTGTCCGTTGAAGTGCATCCGGATGCGGAATGGTAAAAGTGGAACAGGATATATGGAGCTTAATACAATAAACAAAACAGGAACTTGGAGCGAAACGGCAGACCGCATCAACAGCAACTTTAGTAAGATCTCCATTGAGGTTGAAGAGATAAAGCAGAACGGCGGTGGCGGCAGTGGTGGCGGAGGGGGAGATGTCACCAACGCCGATCACGCCAACTCCGCATACACACTGGATAAGGACACGCCTGTACAAAACTGGTTCCTTTCCGCATTGAACGATGATGATGCGCAAGGGATCATTAATTACCTCAAAGGTCTTAAGATAGCCGGGAATCTGATAAACCGCATCGTAAAGCAGGGTGACAAGGATGTCACCTACACCGATGAGGATGTGATGAGCGCATTGCGTGTAATGACTGAGATAGAGAACAGTGCGGAGAAGCTGAAAGAGATATTCGTGCGGAAGGACGTGGCGGATTCCACTAAGTACTTGTTATCCTTACTGGGCGGAGTCTTGATTAAGAAATATGCCAAGTTCGGTGATTTCGTTACTGGTGTATCAGGTGGATACATAGACGAAAAGGGTGACATGGAAATGGGAAGCGGCGTTTTCCGTAAGCGTTTGTTTGTCCCGGAAATAGCCTATAACCGTACAACCTATTTCAAAGGACGTATGGTAAACTCCCCCGGTGGCGGTTGTAGCGTATTGTCATACGTGGATAACGGCGATGGAACCTACACCATCACTCCCGATCTGACGGACGCGGACGGATTGAGCCAGTTTGTTGATGATATCCTTACCACCTATTTTGTGACTAAGAATAGCGAAGGCAAGCTGAATGGCTTTGAAGAGATGAAATTCCGGGTGACTGCCGCAGATTATACCGCCAAGAAGTTTACTGTCATTCCCCGTCCGGGGCATTCTGACTGGAAACCTGCCGAGCAGATGGTATTGGCACAAACAGGTAACTTTACGGACCCGGAACGTCAGACCTATATACTTATTGATTCAGTCAACGGAAACAACTGTATTACATTCTTTGACAATGCCAACACTTGGGACCCGGAACCGGCGCAGATGCCTGCGTGGTTCGGCAAGAAAAAAGGCATGACTGTAGCCGGTATTAATGCGGACAATTACTCGGCCGTTCTTCAAAACATTATCATGACCGGGCTTATCTTTCAGGTGGATGAGATCACCGGACAGACAGTGCGTGTTCCGTTGGACAAAGGTGAATGGACCGCAGGTAAGTATGCCTACTATAACCGGGTGTCACACAACGGGGCTTTGTGGTTGTGTGTTGATGATAACGGAACGACAACAGAACCGTCAGATGATAACCCGGCATGGCTGAAACAAGTGGCGGAAGGGCAAAAAGGTGATCCGGGCTTGTCTGTAGTCGGTGGCGGTCATTGGGAATCCTCCAAAACCCCGTACAAAGCCAATACAATGGTCACTCTTGCCAACTGTGTCTTTTTATCCAAGGTGGAAACCTCCAATCCTCCCATCAGGATATTGCGTGTCAAAGGCGGCAATTTCTTAAGAAAGAAGGACGGTGGTTATTATCTTGCCGGAAAACCTGCCGACTGGGAGGTTAACGAAGACTGGGATATGCTGCTTGACGGGCGTGAACTGAAAGGAGAGAGTATCACTTTCCTTGGTGAATTTGCCACGGCTCCTGCCAACCCGAAAAACGGTGATTCATACCGTAACACAACTGACCGCGCCACCTACATCTATCAGGACGGAAGATGGCAGCTTATGATATCGGACGGGAAAGACGGTAAGGACTATGAGTATATATACACAAGAGGCAATATCATAGATAATCCTCCCGAAAAACCTGACAGCCAGCAGAAGGATGATTATATCCCCGAAGGCTGGACGGATGATTTTGTTGGTGTGGACGCAGACCATCAGGTTGAATGGGGTTGTACACGTTTTAAGGAAAACGGTGTATGGTCAGAGTTCAGCACTCCGGCAGTGGTGCATCGCTGGAGTAAGGACGGAGAGAATGCCATCATGGCGGACTTCGATAACGAGATGGTCAATGCAGCCCTTACTTCAGACGGGAAGGTCGTGTCCTCACAGACTTGGAATACAACAGTCAGCATGTGGTACGGAACGGAAAAGCTCACTCTTGACAGCATCACCTGTACACCTGACACAAATCTTCTGTGTGCGACAGACAAGAATACGGGAGTGGTGACAATATCGGTATCTGCCGGAGCTACTCTTGCTGCGACAAACACGGTGAGGATCACAATCAGGGCTACAAAGAACGGGCAGCAGTATTCCCGTGATCTGACATTCACTGTAGCCGGGGTCCGTGGAGGTGCGGACGGTTCGGATGCCGTGCTATACAGTATTATCGTTTCTGCCAGTTCGGTAAGCAAGGACAAGAATGGAAACTACAGCGTGTCTTCCGTATCATGTTACAGACAAAAGTCAGTGGGGGGCGTGATATCCACTACAACGGACGGTATATTGAAATACAGCATAGACGGTGGAGCAGAAACTACCATAAACAACAATACAGCCATATCAAGCGGAAATTTCACGAAGACATTGAAGTTTGTCTTTTACGTGAATGACCAGATAGTGGATGTTGAAACCGTCCCCATGCTTGTAGATGGTAAGGACGGGGCTGACGGTGAGAGTATCACAGCCGCAGGTCATTGGGAGTCCGCCAACATTCCGTATGCGAAAAACAGTACAGTATCGTTTGCCGGAGGATCTTACTTAAGCAAGGTTCAAACATCCAATCCGCCACTTCCGCTTCTTCGTGTGAGAGGTGGAAGTTATCTAAGGAAGAAGGATGGCGGTTACATACTTTCCGGGAAGAGATCGGACAAGGCTGTCAACTCCGACTGGCAGGAAATGACTTCCGGTGTCGAACCGTCCGCTTCGTACTGGCTTGACAGCCCGGTAAGCACGATAAACTTCACGTCAACAGGCACACCGTCACCGTCAGCATTTGTTGTTACCATGAAACAGAATATAGGCGGTAATGTGAGCGATACGAATAGGTTATATCTTGTCGCACGCAAATATAACGGAAGCTGGCTGGCGCATGTAGGTGCTACCCTGAACAGCCAGATATCCGTTCCTGCGACAGCCGGATACACTCAGTTCGCCGTCCGGGCTTATAAATCCGCGTCGGACGCAAACGCATGGAATAATAATTTTGTCGCTGAAAAAGGTGTGGGGGTTGCTAAAGACGGAGCCATAGGAGCAACAGGAGCAACAGGGGCGTTTCCCCGTGACAGAGGCGTATGGGCTTCCGGACAGACTTACGTCTGGAATGCAGATTACCGGGATAAGGTCATATATCTGATAGGGGGAGTTTATTATAATTTCCTTGTAAAGAATTACGGCGCTTCCGTTACCGCTGCACCCACATCAGCCAACGGGGATTCGAACTGGGAAGCCATGCAGAAGTTTGTGAATATCGCTACTGACACCCTGTTTGCCGATGGTGCGAATGTGGCCGGATTCATGTATAAAAATGGCATGATGAAGAGTCAGAATGGAAATATGGAGATATCCGGCAAGAAGAATGATGCGTATATAAAATTGGGTGGTGGTAAAACACTCATAAAAGAAGACGGATCGGGGAAATTGGCTGATGGGGGCATATCGTGGGATTCGGATAGTAATGTCAAAGTGTCGGGTATTATCACCGCAGATCTTCTCTATTCACCGGGAAGCGATATGGATAGTCTGGCTGATTCAGAAGGTAACATGACCGTGAACCCATCCACTCAGGGATCTACATTCTTTTCCGCTGATGGTCTTGGCGGAACCATAACCCTTCCTCCCGCATCATCATGGAACGGATTGAGATTAGAGTTTGTAGTAGACATGACATCAAGGGTGGCTAAGAACCCGGACAAGTACAAGGCTACGAACTATTTCTGCGGACTGGCGGGAGCATATAACAATAAAACAGAAATTCAGATGGCAAGGCCTTATGTTTTGGAGATGAAGGCCTTTAACAACCATTGGTATATAACACGTATGGATTTAATTGAGTAAAAGATATGCTTATGAAAGAATTATGGCAATTAATCAAGATGCTGTTCTCAAGCAAGCCGGGTGATTTTGACACTCCTCGGTTGCTTTCCATGAAGCATTATCCTTTCAAGGGATACCGTTTCATGATGTGGTGCGGACGGATGATCTACCGTATTGAGAACAAAGAGAACATAGAGAAGTACATGCAGACCTATGCAGGTAAGGAGAGTATGACTCACGAAACCATACACCTGCGTCAGGCACAGGCTGTCGGCTCATGGGTAAAATACTACTGGCGGTATTTTGTTGAGTGGATTAAGGGAAACCCTATCTGCCATCCTGCGAGTTCGGCGTATTATACCATCTCATACGAAATGGAGGCGTATGCCAACGAAGACAATCCGGATTACCCCGTTAACTATGACAGGAACAATCTTTCCCGGTATAAAATAAAAGGCGGCAGAAAGAAGATGTACAAGTCGGTTGGCGGCACTTCAAAAGCGTGGAAAAATTATATAAGAACTTTATAAAATTAGGATATTATGAGTGATTTGAATTTAGACAATATTGTTGGTTTTAAGGCTGTTGATAAAGACGGTAACGAACAGAATGTAACAGTGGATGAGATGGTGGACATGGTTTCCACAAGAATGGTTATGGCTTTGTCAGAAACTTCAACATTTGCTGCCGTTGCTGCAGCAGGAAATGACGTGTATGAAAATGAACTTCCGACTGTGACAGATGCCGCAAATGTAAGAGTTTTACAAAGTAGCGGAGATGCCGCACAAATGACGATGCAGTCACTTGCATCAAAACTGGGGGG